AAAGACAGTCAAGATAGATGGTAAAATGTACAATCCTAGTAAGTCAGACTTTTTATATCAAAGAGTCAATTTAGATACTCAGATTTTAGCATTTGATGACGTAGTTAAGAATTTTAACTTTGAGCAATTATTTATGATAGTATCTGAAGGAATTACTGTCAATCGTAAAAATAAAGATGAGGTGTTTATCCCATTTGAGAGGTCACCTAAAATAGTCATAACTACTAATTATGTCATTCAAGGAGCTGGAGGTAGTCATGATCGTAGAAGACATGAGATTGAGTTTTTTCAATACTTCAACTCTAACAATTCACCTCTTAAGCATTATGGAAAATTACTATTTGACCAATGGTCCACAGATGACTGGCTAAGATTTGATAATTACATGATAAAGAATCTACAATTATACTTAAGAGAAGGATTGACTAAGTCAATTGGAATCAATGCTGATGCAAAAAGATTTATTCAAGCTACTAGCAAGGACTTCTATGACTTCATTAGTGAGAATGAACTTGTTAAAGATGTCATGTACTATAACAGCGAATTATTAAGCTCATTTGAGGTAGATTACAATTATAAAGACATGACTCCTCAACGTTTCTCTAAATGGCTACTTGAGTATGCTAAGCATAAAGGCTATAAAATTTCAAAAGATAAAAATCACAAAGGTAGATACATAATTTTTTCAGAACTATGATAATAAATTACAATATACAAGAAGAATGGAGGTCTGAGAGACTTCAAAATGTTAAAAACAAAATAGTAAGCTATTGCTTTGATGAAGAAATATTTAGCATAACTGACCATAAAGGTACACTAGAGGTAGAATGGATGACTGCCAATCCACATAAAGGATTTATAAATTTACTTAAAGAATTTTGGGAGCTTGAAAATGAGCACCTAGTTGAAAACTACTACAAATCGAAAGCAATATGACACTACAAGAATTTACTAAGATTTGTATTGATTTAGAAATGCAAGGTCAGAATGCTTTGTTTTTAGGAGCAACTGAAAAGAAATACAAAGCTAGACATAAGGTATTAAAATCTAAAGATGTATTAAAAACAGTTACCGAAACTTTGTTAGATGAGAATGGTGTACCATACATTAAGGTGACCAAAGGAACTAGCAAAAAAGTAAATGACACTAATGCAATTACTAAATTGATTGAAGACTACATGATAGTAATGTATGGATGTTTAGATGTCAGGAGAGTATCCAGTGAAGGTAGATGGAGAAAAGATGCTAGTAAGAAATCAGGTGGTTTCTTTCTTAAAGGACTCAATAAAGGGATGGCAGACGTGGAAGGTACTTTACCAAATGGTATAAAATTCGCAATTGAATTAAAAGCCAGTAAAGGTGATAGTCAAAGAAAAGAACAAATACAGCATCAATCAAATTTAACACAGTCAAAAGCTATTTATTATCTATGTAGATGGGTAGACTTTGAAACGTTTCAAAAAGAAATACAACAATTAATTCCAATACAATGACACAAGAAGACTTAGACTTCATTAAGAACTTTCAAGCATGGAGAAGAGGTGCTGAAATACCACAACCGCACCCTACTGAGATAGGGATAGCACTAGACAAATTAATCGCTTATTGTGAAATGTGTATGAAACTGAATGAAGATGCTGAAAATAGGAGATAAAATAAAAGATACAGAAGATAGTGACTGCTACTTTGTAGGTGAAGTGACTAAGCTCAATAGATTTGGAGGAGTTGAATACTACAAAGTAACTCAAGTCATTTGGGATGGTGAAGACTATACAGATGATGATTACATTGGACAGATAATTGAGCCTAAATGGTGGTATATTCAATTATTTTTATTCTAAATAGTTGCACAACTAAAAATTATTATTACATTTGTAAACAATTAAATATATATACATGCAAACAGAACCAAACAAAGTGCCATTGTGGACTAAGATTCACAAGGCAAAAATGAGCATTGGAAAAGTTGTTAAGAACAGCACCAATCCTCACTTTAAAAAGAGCTATGCTGACATAAACGCATTGCTAGAAACAGTTGAGCCTATCCTACATGAGAATGGATTACTGCTCCTACAACCTATCCATGACAAAGTTCTGAGCACTCAGATAATTGACATTGAGACTGGTGAAATGATAGAGAGCTGGTTGACATTGCCTGACAATATTGATCCACAAAAGATGATTAGTGCAACGACCTACTACAGAAGAGCGACACTACAATCACTTTTGAGCCTTCAAGCTGTAGATGATGATGGTAACTCAGTAGCATCAGCCACTAAGCCATCATTAACAGATGACAGATTCAAAGAAGCTCTTAAGTCAATTGAGTCAGGCAAGTACACAGCAGAGAAATTAAAAGCTGATTTCACTTTAACCAAAACACAAATACAAGCATTATGAAATGGCACCCATCATCACTAGGTAAACTTATGACAGAGTCAAGAACTAAGTCAGAGATACTATCACAGACTACTAAGTCTTATATCGCTAGCAAGGCAAAAGAGGACTTCTTTGGCTACAACTCATTTGTATCTACAAAAGCAATGCAGAAAGGCACTGACTGGGAGCATGAGTCTATAGAGTTAGTCAATCAGGTAAGAGATACATTCTACATCAAGAATGCAGATACTATAGAGAATGACTGTCTGATAGGTACACCTGATATCATCCTAGACAATTCAATCATTGATATTAAGACATCATGGTCACTAGAGACTTTCCCAGCTATAGCATCAGAAGGCATTAACAAAGATTATGAATGGCAGTTGAGAGGCTACATGATGCTATGTGACAAGGCATCAGCTGAGCTAATCTACTGCATGATTGACACAGATGACTTCTTGCTTTCTGACTGGGATAATAAATCTATCCACAAAGTATCTCACATTGACCCTAAGAAACGAATCACAGTACTTCAGTACGAACGTAACATTTCAACAGAAGAAGCCATTAGAGAGCGTCTTTTGGCTTGTACTGAGTATTACAATGAATATTTTGTACAATTAAACTGTAAATAATGGAAAAATCCTATTTCATAATTGAGTCAAGCCTAGAGAATCTCAAGTATGCTAGATACTCAGCTATTAAATTCAATAAACTAGGAGATGACTATTGTATAATGCTCACAAAACATCATGATCAGCTAGACATCAGAAAGGTAAGTAAAGAACAATTTAACAATTTAAACAATAAGAAATGACAGCAGTAGAATGGTTAGCAGAACACTTATGCAATGAGATGAATTTTGATTATTGGAAAGCAGTTGAGAAAGCCAAAGAAATGGAGAAAGAGCAGATTGAGGAAGCGTATAACGTTGGTTATTATATGAGTAAGGAAAACTCAATTATGAATTGTGAGGAATACTACGAAGAAACTTTTAAAACAATAAGAAATGATTGAACTAAACAAAACGTACATTAACCTAACTAGAGACCAGTTAGTGATGCCAATCTCAGATAAGGCTGGCATGGTGGTTTATCAAGTAACTAAGCCTACTACAGATAACCCCATGAATGAATTTAAGTGCACTACAGCACGTTTTTTAAACCTATATAAATTAGAAAAATGAATCAACACACAACAACTGGAGTAATTATCAACAAATTACCCGCAAAGCAAGTATCTGAGAAATTCAGAGTGCAAGAGTTTATACTTAAGGTAGGTAACCCTGAGGACAAGTATCCTCAAGAGGTAAAATTTCAACTAGTGAATGACAACATTGACCTACTAGACTTTATCCAAGTAAATGAACAAGTAGAGGTGACATTCGAGCTGAGAGGTCGAGAATACAATGGCACTCACTATGTGACCTTAAATGCTCTAAAAGTTACTTCTAAGCTATTCTAATGAGACTAGTAAAGTACATCATAGTAGTGCTATGCCTAATGGCTACATTTGGGCTGTTTTTTTATGGCATGCACTACTTTCTCGGCAAGAGAGGACTCACAATCGTTTCAATAATAATTTTAATTTACTTTATCTATGGATTTATCAAAGATTTATACTATCACTATCTTAACAGATAAGGACTTCTCTATCAAGCAATGGATGATAGAACAGACTAACCTGAGAATGACTAACAGATACAAGCAGATTCACATAGCTGAGGACATTGGAGTTAATGGCTCACAATTGTCTAGGTTTCTGACTGGCAATACAGTAAAAGACTCATTTTATGAGAAATGGTTTAAATGGTACATTCAAAATTAGTATCTTTACACAATGACAGCATTCTTTACTTCATTGG